GCGCTGCACTATAGACTGTGCTTGAACTGCCGACTGTAGAGGTCTGGATGTTTGCGGCCATAAGGAACCCATCAGTCACCGCTACAAATGCGGCTTTTGGGGCGCCCGTCAGGTCCGCAAAGTCGCCGGTAGTGACAAACTGGATGTCTTGTCCATGAGCCGCGGCGAGCGCCCTATCGTCCCCTGGTAGATTGAATTCGGCAAACACCCATCGAGCGGCCCCAGACAAGCTATAGGCATTTGTTGATGATGATATTTCAGAAAACCCGGTCGAGGATTGCTTGAAAAGATTATCAGCTGTGCCGACATAGACAGTCTGCTCATTTGATAGGTTCGACAAAACCGCCGCCGAACGCACCGCGCTGCCCACGGTCTGAAGCCCTGTATTGCTGTCGCTAGGGAGCGCTTTTAGGCCGGTAAGTGTCGGCACCATCAGATCAATATCGACAATAATTCCAGGCGTTGCTGGCTCGGCGTCTGGGGCAAAGCCCTGGATAGGAAAATAACTCATGAGGATCCTTTACCAGTTCGTTTTCCGAAGTCGGCCTACAGTAGTTTTTGCCCGCGTTTCTTTCGACAGCTCCCTGAAAGAGTCGTTTGCATCAGCTCGGAACTGTTGACCAAGCGCCACGTTTCGCAAAGCATCCCGGAATAGATAGCCTTTCGCCTGACAGCGGATCATCTGTTCTGCATCATCAACCCAGGGATTCGTGGCATTCGACGTAGCACTAGCTGACACCTCAGTCAAGTCCTTTATACCAGCAATCCGTACCACATATGCATTATTGGGAGGTGGATACAGACGTAACTTTTCTGTATGGATCGAATACCACTCTGGGAAGCCATACCACTGCCCAGCGTCAATTGAGTCAATAGCCTGCCATGTCTTTGCTGTAAGAGGGTAGTCTCTATTCCCGATAACAACATTAACGCTGTCAAGTAGGATTGGCCGAATGCCAAACCTTGAAAGCGACATATACGTTTGAGATGCACTACTTGTCGCGGTGACGTCATTGAACTCGTTAAAATAAAAGCGTTTTCGTTTGAAGTATTCGATTGCCGAAAGAATTGAATCCTGGACGGCGGACGAGCTAGCGCTCAATTCGCCACGCTTCATCTCCCTTGCGATGCGGGACTTCATCGTTCCAAAGGTGCTCATAAGCCTAACCTTTGTTGGTGGTCCCCCTACCCTCTAAGGATACCGCAGATTCGTCACCCAAGCAGAGGGGGAATCGGCCCGGGTGAAATCACCCGCGGCTGGGCTTCCGTCAAGGGAGGGGGGCCATTGCCTATAGATAGCTCCACCACTCATCGGCGAATGGAGTATCTGAGTGCCCAGGGACATTTGGAGTCCCTCGGGTGTAATGAACAATAGCCGGGTCAATGTCTGGAGACCCATGTCCTTCCAGCCAATTCCACTGCCCCTCCAGCGACCCAATTTCGTTATCATCTAGCCAAAACATCTGCTGTAGTTCTCGGCCATAAGCCGTATTTACCATGTGCGGCGTCAAAAACCAATTTGCCCGATGTCCGCAATCAAAAAACATTACGCTACTCCAATTCTTGCGAAGATACGGGTATTGCCTAAGCCCTCCCCTCATTTTAGTCATATCAGAAGGGGTAGAATAGTCATGCTTTACGCAATAAATAGCTTTTGAATGAGACCTAGGTAACTCGTCATGCTGTATAAATAAAGGCGCAACATCCCTCCTAAACAATACATCTGAATCCGTATATAGCGCCGTTCCTGTCCATTGGGTTAGCGCAGGGATTAAAAACCTTGTAAAGCTAAATTCAGTGCTAAAAGGCCGCATATCGATAGAATCATAACGCTGATTCGTATCCGACACGTTGAAGGCCTGTCTTGTATATAAGCCCGCATTTCTGAGGGCGCGAACATCCAGTAAAGTGATATCTACGCTCGGCGACACTGCTCGAAGCGACCTTTCTGCGACCTTTGCAGCGTCATTTTCAAGCCGGTCATACCCAATAAAAACTCTCATAGCGGCAATACCGCAAGCGTCACCGCTGAGTCATCCATTTGCACGCTTTTTATTTTGAATCTTTCTTGAACTTTTTCGTACCACCACCGGCCATCTTCTATAACTAGGTGTGCATTTCGACCATCCGGCAGTATTCTTTGTGCCTCTCTACACGCAATGCTTATAAGCCCTTCCTTTAACATCAGCCGCTTAAGATCGTCCAGCACCGCATTAGTAAACTCTGGCTCAATATGCTCCATTACATCCGTGCATATCATAATATCGGCAGGCTCAGGAAGTTGTGCATATTTTGGAATTGCCGGGTCGAAGTTTTGTATCCCGAAAGGTAGCTGCATGTGGAGGGTTGCCTTGCCGCAACCGTAATCAAGTACATCCTGGGTCTTATTCTCCATGCACATATTCATTACAACCGGTGCCCATCGCCCTCCACCGCTGCCATATTCAACGATAGTCCGATGTAGCTCAGCATTCTGGTCTTTGTAGTTTTCGGTTATCATGCCGCGGCCCTCTCTTGCATCCAGCTATTGAGGCGCTCGCGGACAATCTTAAATACACCATCCCAGTCGTCATCTACCTGCCGTATCTGCCGCATATGGTCTGAATACCAAATCATATGCTCGCCTTCGATGTTGTACCTCCAGGCCGGTCGGGAGGGGGTCAGCACCCAGGTCGGCACTCCAAATGCGCCACAAGCATGCACAACACTGGTGTTTACTGAGATGACAAGGTCTAGGGCATTAATTAGCCCCGCATAACACTCGTCAAGGTCGTTCACGACCTCCGGCCAGTGGTTGATGCACAATCCGGTTTCCTTCTCGAATTCTGCAACAATAGGCGTATTCCATCCCTGCCGGTCAGCGCCATCATACTGGAGAGATATCCAATCGGCATCGAAGTCCTTAATAAGATCGGTCCAATCTCCAAGGCCGATTGAGCGAAGGTCGTGCCGAGTAACAACACCGCCACCCTTCCAGGAAAAGCCAATCTTCGGCCTATCTCCCATTGCCGCCAGCTTCTCTTTGTACTTATCCACCAGTGAGTCAAAAGGCTTTAAGTACACCTTGCGTGGGAAATCTTCGTCTTTTTTACGAAAGTGTTCTCCGAGGCCCAATATGGGTATTTTGGCATCAATTCTCTGCCACATCGGCCAACAAACTTGGTCTGTGGAAATTTTGCGCGTTCCATATACTGGGAAACGATTCCCGAAGTTATGACGCATGATGTTAACTAGCCGGGGGTGAGCCTCATAGACTAGATTGGTAACGTTGGCGGCATCTTCTAGCATCGAAGAGGCCAGCAGTTCGTCGCCAACTCCTTGCTCCCCATAAACAACTACAGACTGACCGCCTGTTCCATCCCAATAAGGCAGATCCTTATGCTCTGGATAGAATCTAACTTTTCGCTTCTGACTAGACTGTGTCTCTTCAGACCCTTTTAATCCTGCTTTATAGCCTTCCCAGCCTTCGACCCACATCCCCTTCTCTAGGTAGGCCAGGGAGCGATTCCAAAGAGCATCAGAATTGACCGGGTCAAGCTTAAGAGCTTTATTGCAGCGCTCTATTGCGTCGTCTGGGGTGCCATTGTTGACGTAATTAGTGGCAAGATTATTTAGATAAGATGCCTCCGAGGGGTCTAGTTCGACCGCCTTCTCAAAGCACTTAAATGCTTCTTCGTTACGCCCTTCGCCTTGATAACAATAGCCAAGATTGCACCATATAGGAGCCATCTTTGGGTCGTGAACTAGAGCATAGCGAAACCAGCATTCGGCGAGAGCATACCGCCCTTCGCGCATGTAGGTTGACGCAACCATAAATAAGATACCGGGGTTATCTCGGTCCAGCGTTAAGACGTATTCGCATAGTTTGCGAGCACGCCGGACATCGAGAAGTTCCGCACTGGTAAGAAAGTTTGCCGCACGGTTCAACATTTCTTGCGGTTCTTCGCGCAGCCATGCTTCGTCGAGAAGTTCCTCGGTCATAATTTCCCCCTGGAAAGATTAGGGGGGGGTTACCCCCCCCTTCTCCATTACATATTGAAGGTGATGCTGTAATCCACCACAAACGCTGCCGAAGCGGTGCCGGACCCGACCGAGCACTGGACATACTTTACGGTTTCACCCGCAGAGTCATCCCACGTTGGCGTGTATGTTTTACTCATGAACGGACCGGCCAAGTTGGTGACGGCTATATCCGTCAACGCCATCAGGGCTGATGCACTCACTGAATCACCAGATTTAATGCCGAACTGAAGCTTCGCGCCAGTTGCGCCCGTATGAATCGCCTGCCAAGTCATCTGAATATTTTTACAATTCGGAGGAACCTTAGCGAGCAATAACACTGCGGATGCAGAAGCAGACAACGATGCAGCTATACCGGAGTTACTCCCCACAATAGTGTGGGAACCCAGCGGCGTATACAAAGGAGCCGCCGAGCCGGCAATCGTCACTGTACGTGTAGTAGAAGCCATAACTGATCTCCTTAGTTAGTGACGCCACTGACGTAAACGATAGAACCGAAATCCTGGCTGTTATAGGTGACTTTTTTCGCTCCGCCAATCAATCC